ATTGTAGTCAATCTTGACTTTGTTGTTCTAGGTGGTAATCAAAGGCTCAGAGCGATGAAAGAAGCCGGATGGAAACAAGTACCAGTTCAAGTTGTTGATTGGACAGATGAGCAGCAAAAGGAGTTTATTATAAAGGATAATGTCGGCTTTGGTGAGTGGGAGTGGGATATGCTTGCAAATGAATGGGAGGCTGATGATTTGGAAAAGTGGGGTTTGGATGTGCCAATTATCGATGAATCGGTAGAGGAGGATTTAGTCGGGAAAGTACCAGAAACCTTTCGGATCGAGATTGTAACCGATAGCGAAGAAGGGCAACAAAAAGCCTATAACGAACTTATCGAACAAGGCTATGAATGTCGAATTTTGGCTTAATTCTATTCAATAAAAATCCTCGTAAAATCCTCGTAAAATGATGAGAGAAGGCAGAAACGGTGGAAAGTTAAAGTCAGGCAACATCATTGGTGGTGGTAGACCTAAAAAGATTCCCGAACTACGGGAACTATTGGCCAATGTTTTAGGGGATGAAAAAGACGGTAAGACGGCTGCCGAGGCCATCCTGATGGCAATACGCAACAAGGCCATTAAAGGCGATGTAAGGGCTGCTGAGTTACTTCTGGACAGGGCTTACGGCAAGGCAGCACAACCGATTGAAACACCATCGACTTTGACGGTCACCATTTCCGGCCCAACACCACCGAGCGAATAAATTCCTTATGTGCTAACATTGCACCCGTATCAAATTAGCATATGAATTATAATTTCGATCGTAAATACTGGCTGCAATGGTATTGGCCCTTCATCGAAACCCTCTATACGAAGGAAGGCCACTACGGGACTCGGCAATCGGCAAAGAGCCACAACATAGCTAGAAAGCTAATCTATCATTCTTTTCAGCCTTACCAGTTCAATGTCATTCATTCAAGGAAGGTCTATTCCGATATCGAAGGTTCGACCTTTACTCTGCTCACTAATCTGATTTATAAGAACTTCAAAAATGATTTTATCATTCGTAAGAATCACTTTGAAATCATCAACAAGCATACGGGTAATTGGTTCAGGGGGTTGGGAATGGACAAGGCAGAGAAGGGTAAGGGTGTTGAAGGGGCGAACATTGCCTGGTTGAACGAGGCCAACCAGTTCACCCGGGAAGATGTGGATTACATCGACACAACCCTTCGAGGCGAAACAGGGGTTCCTATATCGTTGATTATGGATTGGAACCCTGAGTCTATAAACCATTGGCTGAAACGGGAAGTGGATGAAAACAAGGATAAACCCGACTGCATCTTCCACAAATCTACCTTCTGGGATAACTACACAATCGACAGGGAAGCCTTGCACGAACGCCTTCTAAGAATCAAAGGTCACGGGATGGAGGGAGAGAGAAGGTATAAGGTCTGGGCCTTGGGCGATTGGGGAGTTGAGGATATTGATTCGACCTTTGCCTATTCTTTCGAGGCAGAGAAGCACGTGATCAAGGGCAAGATCAACATCAATCCTCAGTTTGAAATATACCTATCATTTGACTTTAACGTAACCAACACCTGTGGTGTGTACCAGTTCTTGAAGAACATTAAAGGCCAAAAGTACTATGCCACGATCAACAAGATCAAGACCTACCGAATCGGGGATCTAAGGATCCTTTGCGAAACAATCAAGGCTGAATTTCCAAAGGCAAAGTTTATCATCAATGGCGATGCGTCAGGCCAAAACAAGTCAGCCTTTACATCGGATAATATCAGTGCATACACGGCCATTAAATCGCATCTTCAACTAAATGATATGCAGATTCAGGTAGCACCTGCGAACCCCTCACACATCCAGTCAAGGGTTATAACCAATATGGTTTTACAACGGTGTAACGTGAGGATTGCCGAGGAAAACGACTTATTGATTGAAGACTTAAAGCAAGCCCAGGTCGATCGGAAAGGAAGTCTCGACCCGTGGAAACTAAAGAATCCGAACCTTTCGCATAGCCTCGATGAATTCCGTTATTTTGTTTTCACAAATTTTAATGAAATTGCCACCGATTACGAAATTGAATAATGAATAATTCTTGTTGCCAGACCTGTTATTCCATCTGCGATCCTTTGATCTCCTGCTTTGATACGCTCCTGGTTTATCTGCCGATTGGATATGCAGATGAAACGGTTAAGATCAGGATCGGCAACGGTCAGAACCATATCACCTACCAGACCTCTGAGGTCATCGGTGGTACGCACATTCAGATTGATTTGGATAACACATTGATTCCGCAAGGGTTCTTCTCGCCCTACGGTGGACCCTATCAAATCAGTTTCTTTAATCCATCCCTGCAAGAATTGTACTTTGTTGCTCTGGATGGCAAGACATACAATTGCATCTCCTTCACTGTGGCCGGAGGATCAACCGATGAAACCGTGGCCTTTGTGAATGCCTTTTACAACGAAATCCCTCAGGGTTATTAATCAACCATTAAACTAAAAACCTATGGCGTGTGCAGCTTGCAGACAAAAACAGATTCAGATGGCCCAAGCCAAAACAATCAACCAAAAGCCGAAACAGACGGCTACTCCTTTAAAGCCGACTAAACAACAACCGAAAAAGTAGGATGCTTTTCTTCACGGTTTTCACGGCCATATCGGCCGCAATGGTGTCCTGTTTCCTTTCCTTCTGCTATGATCACCATCCAATTGGAAAGTGGTACTACGATCAAGTACAGAGGCTTCCTGAATGGGTTTCGAAACCGTTAGCCCTTTGCATCTTCTGCCAAAATACCTGGATATTCCTTTTGATGTTTTTTTTGTGCGATATTTGCCCGAAGGAAAATTTGATTGGATGGGTATTAATTGGAATCGGCTTAAATTTTGGAGTGCTGCAAATGTGGCAGGCGATACTCGACAAGTTGTCGAGGTAGATAATGGTTTACCGACCTACAACGGCACGGCAGAGCGTAAGCATTGGGACAAAATAAGGTTCGCCTTCCGTTCTGGAAACAGGAACTACTTCTGTTTCGATCACGATATCAACATACCATATGAGCGGATGCACGCAGCCATCGACATCTACCGGGAGTTAGATGCTGCCATTAATCCCATTTATTTAGATAGCCATTGCAAGGCCGTTGATTCCGTTCTTGAATCCGAAAAGATCAAGATCAATAAGAAGCTAATCGAGATAGGCATCCTGAACGCTCGACTTAAAGAACGTAAAGAACTAGCCATTTCCATCCAGATTCAGGTTAAATTAGCTACCGTAAAGTACTTTGATGAGGTTGAAAATCCATTCGACTATCAACACCTCTACAACAAGAACAAGATTGAACATTGGGCCAAAAATGCGGATGTGCCTACTTTTTTTTTGAATCTGCCGCAAAGTCAATATCTGAGTACTGGCGAAGAATTACAGAAGAGTTTGACCACCTTTTTACAGGGGGAGACTCTGATGAATTTAAAAATGTTAGAGCATCATATTACATTGTTAGCCTTGGAAGATTCAAGTCCAGATACAATGAAAATCTTAGCTTTGCAAAAGGAATGGGAATCGACCTTTCTCGACTGGTCGAACAACCACTCTACACTTACTACCTGATGTATTCGCATTGGTTAGCAACACTTAAAGAACAAAAAACCAATGCGAAAAAATGAGTACTTTAAGTACCAATCAAATTGTTGTCGAATACATCATCAAGGAAGGTGATGTATTAAAAGCTAAAAATCAATTTGATGGCCTGACAAAGGCCGAAATCGATAGTTTAAATGCTCTGAAAAAAATTAATGAGCAACTTAAAGCCAATGGAGATCAGGCAAAAAAATCAGGAGATGATTTAATAAAAGCATTAGGTAAGTCAGATGATCAAGTTAAAGGATTTGGCAGTTCACTTAAAGGCATAACACCACTATTAACTGCGGCATTTTCGCTTGCTGCTATTTCTGCATTTACTAAACAAGTTGTTGAAACAACGATAAAATTTGAGGGCTATTATAAGGCAATTGAATTTGCTTCTGGGTCATCTCAAAACTTTGCAAGGAATCAAGAATTTTTAAGTAATTTGATTCAAAGATATGGCCTTGATCTTGCTCAAACTACTGAGGCATACAAACAATTTTTTACTGCATCAACTTTAGCAGGTCAAAGCCAACAAGAAACAAATAAACAATTTGAAGCGGTAACCAAAGCCGGAACAGTTTTAAAGTTAACTACTGACCAGATGCAAGGTGCATTTCTTGCACTAGGTCAAATGATGTCAAAAGGCACGGTTCAAGCTGAAGAATTAAGAGGGCAGCTTGGAGAACGTATACCAGGGGCTTTTTCGCTGATGGCAAAAGCATTGAATGTAAACGAAAGGCAATTAAATAAAATGTTAGAACAAGGTCAGGTTCTTTCAAAAGATGCCTTACCTGCTTTTGCTGCTGAACTTGAAAAAACTTTTGGGGCTGCATCTCAAAAGAATTTGAATGGAATGGTTAATTCCCAAAATAGGTTTAATTCATCCATTGATACTTTAATTCTTGCAGTTGGAAACCGATTACAACCATTTTTAAAAGGGGCTTATGATTTAGCGGCCGGAATAGCAAATCAAATTGCAAGGGCCGCAGGAGCCGAGAAAAAAGCATCCACAGAAAATCTTGGATTAAAAAAAGCAGAGGCAGAAATTGCTCAATTGATTTTAAAAGTAAGTCAAGATCAAGGTGTATGGATTGATAGAAAAAAAGCAGCTACTCAACTTTTATTTGACATACAAAATCAATTAGATAAAGCCTATATTGAAAGGGGAAATGCAAGAATTAATGCAGATAAATTAGCTGAGAAAAGAGCGGAAAGGAAAATTGATTTGTTAGGTGATGAGGAAGTAGCTTTAACCAAAATCGCAGGTGTTGAGGTTTTTTCTGCGAAGAAAAAACAAGAATTAACTGAGCAAGAAATAAAGGCTCTTGAAGATGCGGAAAAGAAACGAATGAAAATCATTCAAGATGAATACAATGCAAAACTTAGAGTTCTTGAATTGGATCGCAAAATTGCTGAAATACGAATCCAACTTGCAACCGAAGAAGGTTTTGATCGTGATATTAAAATCCTAAAAAACACCAAAGATTTTGGAGAAAAGAGACTTGCTATTGACCGAGAATTTGCAGAAAAAGGATTGACAGAAGCAAAAGAAAATTCTAGGCTTCAGGTTGAAGTTGTCAAAAAACAAGAAGATGACATTATTGAAGAATATAAGCGTGAAGGAAAAGAAATTGCTAAAAT